CTCTCGTTGCTGTTCTTGATCCTACCTTAGCTCCTATAAGCCTACGATAAAATTCTGTTGAAGCATTATCTAAACTTACTACCGAGTTACTACCGTTTTTTTTAGCCATCACTGACCTCCTTTTTGTTTTGCTTGTTGTTTCATTACTTCACGCCTTTCAGCTGCATTTATTCTAGCCGCAGTTTGCTTCTCCTGACTTTCAAGTCTCTTATCAAACTGTTCGCCTCTCTGTTCTATCTTCTGCTGATCAAGACCTAGTTTAGCTCTGTCAACCTGTGCATCGTTCTGTTCGCCCTGCGCTCTAACCTGTAGCTCTTTTTCTTTAAGTTGAACTAATGGATCTGGCCCCGGTGCTGATAGTTGTGCGCTAAGTTGTTTGAGTTGAGTCATGCCCTCTGCCACATACTGCGCTGTTCTTGCTTCTACATCCAGCATCTGCTCATCGCTTAATGCCTGACCCCCGCTGGCTTGCAGCATTTCAACCGCTGCTTTCTCTCTCGCACCAATCCTTACATGATCCATAATATGTTTCTGTAAGGACACAGCTATCTGCGGCGTGCCCGCAACAAGAGGCGTAGAACCAAATACCATGTGAGACATAATATGAGCCTCGTGTTCCTGACCTTCAAACGCCACTAAAGGTAACTGGTCCAAAGCATCTATGTTCTCGGACGCTGGGTCCTTCGGCGTTGCTTCCGGTTCCGGTGTTCTTTTTAATATTCTGTCTATATCCCTTACACCCAAAGCCTCATACATATCTCTAAAAACTTCATACATATTGTGCATTTCAGGTGCCGCAGTAGCTAATTGCATTTTCGTTTGCGCTAAAGAAATCCTTTGTGCCTGAGAAAATACATTTGGATTAGACACTGGTAATATATCTACCCTGTCATCAAAGTCCTCTTTCTTAACAGAACTGTCTGTTCCCGCTATAGAATAAGGATACTCGTCTGGTAAAAACTCTGACATCACCATACACAGAAGTTTAAACTCTAACCTCATCGCATAGTGCAGCCTTTTGTGAACGGCTGACATAACACGACTACCCTGTTCAAGCATAGCTATCGTAGTCCCTACCGCTGCCTGCTGATTGCCATCGCCTACTTTTAAGTCCGTAATCGTAGCGAATCGCTGTCCTGCCTCAACTACAAAGCCTAACAACGCCATCAAAGTTTGGTCCGGACCCTTGAAAGGTAACGACATTAAACTTGCTTTTATGTCTCCGCCCGGTGCATCAACATCTCTAAACTCCCCCGGTTGTAAAGGCTCGTCATCGTCCCTGATCCGTAGACCGCGGGCCTTGAAGCCTGCCGGAAGATTAGATAAAGTTCCTGCATCTATCAGCTGACGTAGTGCCGCAGTCGCGGTTCTTGATAAACCACCTATCGTATGTATAAGCCCTAGTCCGTAAAACCCGAAACCCGGAAGAAATTTATAATGCACAAAATATTGTATCTTTTTCTTCTTTTCGTCATCTTCTTTATAATTCCTGCGAATCGCCAGAATTTGGCCATTATCTTGCGAAATAGTTACCACATAAGGTATCTTAATCCCTGTTGCCTCGCCCTCTTCGTCTGTCTCTTCAAACCCTTCTAAATCCAAATCAACATGACATTCCAGCAAAGTGCAGTCATAATCTATGTTTGATGGATACATACCATCAATACGTTCTATTTCTTCCTTGACACTTGAGCCTTCGCCCTGTGCCGGAATAACAGGGATGTCCCTGTAAAAGCCCGATAATTGCCTCTTTCTCAAATCATTGAGGCTCATTTTAACAACATGAGTTATATTTGGACAAGTTTCCAAGTCTGATGTGCTATACGGCACAACTAAATCTTCAGCGGGTATAAATTTACTTACCGCTCTGTCTAAGTTCTCATCATAATATACTTTTTTAAATGTTGACCCAGCAAGCGGCAAATAAAACAACATCTGGTCAAACTCTGGTGTATATTCCTCCATAACCGAAGTTATGTAAAAATTCATAAATTCTTTTACTCTTTGTGCTTGGTCTTCCTTTTCAGGAGTGCTTGTTCCCATAACCAAAGTTCTGACGGGTCCACTTGGTGGTAAAAGCTCATTGAAGGCTTGCGCTTGGAATTGTGTTGCGCTTTCTGCAAGTAAGGGGTGGGTAACGCCGCTCGCTCCTCTAAAAGGTTGCGCTCTTTCTTCGTAACTAAACCCAAGTAATTCCAAACCATTTGCAAAAGCATCTTCCCACTCCTGTCTACTGCTTTTATTTTCTTCAAACTCTCCGGTCAGCTCTCCGGAAATACGTCCTAAATCTGTATCGGATAACTCTTCTGCTAAGTTAGCGTAAAAATCGCCACTGTCCGCTTTCTCTTCTCTTGGATCAAAATCAACAACAACACTGCCATCTTCTTCCTCCACAACCTCAATGTCTGTGTTGTCCATATCCAAAGCATCAGTGTCTATAGCTTCAGGTATCTCTACATCTATTTCGGCTTTTAAGTCTTCTTCGTCCAGCTGGGATGGAACCTTGTCCATCATACTTGGTTTATCTGCCATTCAAGTCTCCTTGTCGTTACCTTACCAAACGCCTAAACATATTAACAGCTTTTTCTGAAAGCTGGGGTATTCCCATATCTCGCAGCGGCATCCCGTAATTTATCTGACCCCCATATTGCTCTGTAACCGGATTATATCTTCCTGAAATAGTCGGACCACCTTTCATACTATAATACGCATCAATGTCTCCATAGTTAACCTTACCGCTACCTCTTCTAACTTTATCTGGAAAGCCGTATTGTGCTAATTGTTTTGGAAATTCACGAGTGCCTTTAAAATAGCTTGCTCCTGCTCCAATTCCGGCTCTATCTCCTTTTGGTAGCTCAACATCTACACCCAGCCTTGCCCGCGTGCTTAAATCCTTATCTTCTAAAAACAATTTTTCGCCTCCCATAGTACCCATAAAAGTTTCACTAGAAGGTGTTCCTCCTGTTATTTCAACAGAAGGCATTATTTTTATGCCGCCTTCGGGAGTAATGTCTATATTTGGCTGTCGTAGCATCTGTTGTATAATACGCTCCATTTCTTCTTCCGTTCTATACCTTATAGTAGTACCGTCCATAATAGGTTCTTCTCGTATTCTTTGTATTATGCCTTCTAGTTCAGGATTTCCTTCTATCTGTCGTAATTCTTGATTCATTCGTTCTATTTCGACATTTCCTCCGTTTTGCATATATTTAATAAAAGGTTCAATACCTTGTGGTCCTCTATTCATATTTATCGCCCTTTCTTTCATTTCAACCACGCCGCCTTTGGCTTTGTTTTCTTTATTACTCATCTTCTTCTTCCTCCATTCTCTTAAACGCTTGTCTCGTTCATTCAGAACTTCAAAATAATTCCTCCCCCTATATTTTTTACCCTCTTTATAAGGCCGATTTGGATCTGCAAATTGTTCTGGAAAAAGATCTGAATAAGAATATTTATCCATTAATTGGCCACTCGGGGCTGCTTTAGACATTTCTTCTGTAAACTTTTTCGTAGCAGGATGATTCAACATAGTTATGTTTAAAAGATCATATACTTGTCTTAGTTCTTTTACAGTAAAATTATCTTCCACATCTTCCTTATCTCTGTTAAATAAATCTTTGTTAGGATAAAGATCTTCTACCATTTTTTTAAACTTTACTTTGCCATCTTCTTCCATGTACATATTTGTAGATCGTCTGATTTCCTTTATCAAAGCTTCTTTTTTATCTCTATCAATATATTTAGGAATATTTTTTAAATCACTCTTTGCCATTATTTTGGCTCCAACATCAGATTTTGGATCATCTAAAATTTTCTGAGCCTGTACTAACCCTCTGTTGCCATAAACTGATGTCTGAGTCAGCATTTTGTCTATATAAGCTTTATTGACTACAGCTTGGATATATCTATGTTCCGCTCTACCTTCTTCAGTATCATCTCCAATGTTTTTATAATCACCTGCATCTAACTTTTCTCGCAACGACTTGAGGTCTACATTAGGATCTTTTGTTAAAGTCTCTGCTCCTTTATGTAAAATTTCGTGCATGATTATCATATCAGTAGGACTTTGAAAATAAGCACTTGCCTTCGTCATAGGCTCAACAACAACCATGTTATCTAAAGGAAAATACTTGCCTGAAGATAATCCTAGCCCTCTAAGTTGTTTAGTCAAAGCGTCATCTTTTTGTTTTTCTGTCATATCATCTGTTGCAGTTGGATATATTTTAAGAAAGTCCGATAAATTTCTGTTGTCTCTTAAACCTGCTTGCATCATTTTATAAGCCAAGGGATCAAAGCCAACTCTATTAATAAGTTCTAACCCCATTTCTCTGTCTGCAAGATCTATGAGAGCTTCTTTTTTTGTTTGAACAGGCTCTACTTTTTCTTTTAGAAAAGGACTGTTTTGTTCAACCATTCTTTGCTCTTCAAATATATTTCTTTCTGACTGAACCTCACCACCGTTCTCAAGATACTGTATAAAAGGTTCAATACCTTGTGTTCCGCGGTACATATTAACAGCTTTATCTTTCATTTCAACTACCCCGCCTTCGGCCTTCATAAAGTCCGGATCGTCCGCTGCTGCCGGGTCCTTCTTGGCAAAGGTTCCCTGCAAAACCTTCGGCTTGCCTTTAGGTCTGTCTACTAACATAATATAAGACAACTCTTTTACATCTTCATAATCGTTAACATAAGGCACATGAGTAAACCCTTTTTCAGCTAATTCTTTTCTTAGTTCCACAGCCCCTTTTATATTTCTATCGCCTTCCTTTGAAAATTTCATCCCTTTGTCTTCTATAAAACGAAAAAGCTCTCCCTCTGTAAAAGGTTTCTTTGTTTCAGGATTTAAAAAAGGCTTACTTAAATTTGCTTTTAAAGGAATACTACCGGGTTTTTTTGGTTTTGTAGGAAGAGTTGATAAAACAGAACTAAAATCAGGGTCTGTCCCAAATTCTTTTTTTACTTTTTCAATCGCTTTGTTTAAAGGCATACCTTGTCTGTAATAAGTGTTTACAGGCCCTGCGTAGTTAAGAGCAACAAATCTGTCCTGCGCAGACTTTGGCTTTGAACCTACATGAACACCCAATCTACTAAAAGGATCTTGCCCCTTATCAATATCAAATTTTGTAAACTCTCCTGCATTTTGTGTAAAATGATACACGGTGTTTTTTATTTTTCTAAAAGGAGCTATTGCATCCATCATAAACTCTCGTTGATCGCCAATGCCCCTGCCGCCCGGTATTTCTTTAATGTTCATATCTCCAGCAGCTGTTCTAACAACATCCTTATAGTCTTTACCGCCCTGTACGATAACATCGTCATACCCCGCCATCGTGTTTTTAATTCTGTTCATCTGGTCGGGATCGCCTTTAAATTTAGAGGCTAAATCTTTTGTCATCTTTAAATTGTAATTCTTTAAAGGTGTGTCTGCTTTTATAAGCCCGTGTTTCGCGGACATAATAGCAACGTCCACATTAGGGGGTACGCCTTGAGCTTTTAAAGTTTGAAAGATAGGACCCAAATACCTGTCCATCGCTTTCATATCACCGTCATCCGGACATTTGGTATCGCTGCACGATACAATCAAAAGCTTGCGCCCTTTTTTAGATTCTGCCGAAAACAAACTGCCTGACCCTAAATTTAAATCGCTTTTATTTAAAATATTATCTGGCTGGTTTTTACTAATTGAATAAGATAATAATTGCTTATCTCCAACCATTGCACCTTTTCTATTTTCTCTCGGCGTATCTAAAAGTATTAATTCTTTTTCCTCGCCTCCCCCTACAAATTTAACATCCTCTATGTTTACATCTTTATAAGATATTATTTGTTTATCTTTTGGTGGTATAATCGCCCCTGCTCCTTGCTCTGGGTCAGCATAGTTTTCAACTCTTTGAACTCTGATTCTGCCAGAGGGAAAAGCCTTTTTAAGGTTAGCTTGCATTACATCTGCATAAGCTTCATAGTTAGGGGAATTAAAAGCTTTTAGTAAAGATGTTCTATCGTTTCGTATCATATACTCATTTAAATTAAAACCTATGTCCTCATACTCTAAAAGAGCTCCATCGTCTCCCATGTTTATAAATAATTCATCTTGAAGATCAGTGCTGTTGTCTTTTGTCGTTTTTGCACTAGGTGAAGAACCTGAAAAAAGATCGCCTTGATCGGACATCGCTAACTTTGATGTGTCTACGCCCTCTGCGACTAATTTAGGTCCCATACTCGAATCTGTAAAAAACCTTCCAATACCATCCATTAGGCTAGATAACTGCGCTTTTGATAACTTACCACCAAGAGCTAACGCTTTTAACGCTGTTCCTGTAAGAGTGCCTAACATGGGAACGGTATATG